GACCAGAGCTTCGACGAATGGAAACGTGTTTGCGGTGCCCCGCGCTGTCGTCAGCGACCGCATTTCGCTGCCAATGATAATGGTATCGACCCCGCCGGCCAATTCTGCAAGCTTGGCATAATGCAGGATCATTCGGCGGTACCCGAAATCGCTGGAAATACAACCGATTAATCCACCATTGATGAAAAAATCATTTGCATTCGTTGTCCCGACGAAACCTGCGATCTGAGTTTCTGCTGCCAGTGTTCCATCCACACTACCAACCTGTCCGACGGCCGGATTGGGCGTAATACGTCCACGCCACGGATAAGGAGGTTGATAGCCGTTAGAATATGGATTTTGCAGAGTGTTATTGGACGGGACATCAACCAGGATAAAAGGATTAAGCGTCACACTTAATCCACGGGATTTAAGATCATGTATCGCAGCAATCACACTGGAATCGTTTGGCGTTCCACCAAATGCAGAACGTTCATTTTCTCTTGAAACCAGATGCGCATTCGGTGATTGGCGTGTAACACCGCTCACATACCAAGGCTTGGACTCATTTAAAGAATTAGCGGAAACAATTCCGGGCCGAATGCGCGCATGACTTGCTCTCAGATCATCCGCATACCACGCCAGTACAAGCGAAACATGTTTCAGGTTCGGACAAACCGCCTGCAACTCATCAATTGACGCCTGCCAATCAGTATCCGCATATAAAATATGACGATTGAGCTCTCCGGTTTCAAACCGATTAAGACGGGCCAGAACGGGCGTAGGATCAAGACCATGTTCAGTTGCACCGGGTATTATGCTTATCGCACGGACATCTTTTTCAAGCTGACCGACAGGCCGCAATACTTCCACCTGAATTTGCGGTAAGCGGTTGCCATAACGCTCAAGAGGCATTCGCTCGATGACAATGTATGCAGTGCCACGAAACGCCGTTGCATTTCCTGACCCCTGTTTAGCCTGAATTAAAGCATCGGGTAACTGATCCTCGCTGCCATTATAAAACCGGTATTCAATATCGCGCAGGTCCACCTCTTTGCCGTCAGCCCAAATCCGCTTGATACCGGCAATTTTTCCTTCGCATATGCCAAACGCCGCACTTGCAAAATAGGTGTAGGACGTAACTTTGGAACCGCCTGTTACGGAGCCCTTACCGCCTTGACGCTGCGTGGTTTTCTTTTCCTCGAGCCGCGTTGCCCATATGACCGTTGTGGTTACACGGGTATAACCGTAGACGCGACTTATCGGCGTGCCGTCCTCAGCCGACATGGGCCGACCGCCAGCAAGGCGGGCACCTTCAATCGTGCGCGTTGAATTGAGAATCGACTGGTCAATAACATTACCAGCAATAGCGCCAAGCGCAGAACCAACAGCGGCGCCGACCGGACCGAAAACACTGCCGACAACAGTGCCCACGGTTCGCAATAATAGGGTAGCCATTGATTACTCCGGAATGAAAGTATCGGGAAATTGAAAAATGCCGGATATACGGCGGCGCCATTGAGGCACGAGTGGCGCTTTGCACACAGCATGGCGCTCATATGCATGGATGATTTGTCCATTACCGGCATAGATAGCGACATGTTTGGAGACTGAGAAACTGCTCCACTTGAACAGCAGAACATCGCCTGTTGAAGGAGCATTTTGTTGGGTGGGAATAAGATATTTATTTGCAGCCGCTAACAATAAATCCTTCGGCGCACATTCGGCCCAGTCGCGACTGTAATTTGTTTCCAAGGCAATAGGCGCCCCACCAAGTTCAGTCCAAATGCCTAAAACTAAGCCCAAACAATCACATCCGACATGTTTGTTGCTCATCTGGTGCCGGTAGGGTGTACCAATCCAACTTTCTGCTGAATTGAGTACTAAAACCCCGAGTTTGTTATGGGACAATCGGCCCTCCATCCAAACGTGTTTCAACATCGAGATAATTCAGGGCATTTTCATTGCCTGGCATATGCGGAAAGCCGCGAAAATTGATGTGGTTGGAAAATTTTGCCTTACAGGTTTCAAAACGTTTGTCGCATCCAGCGATTAAATCAAACTCCGCACCCGCATCCGGTATTGAATGCATTGCTTCAATGACAGTAATTTCAAGCTTGCTTCCATTATTGTGGACATTGGCAATTGTATATTGCTGGCCAGCCAAAACACCGGTTTTCCAAACAAGGGTACCGCCTGAAAACCAACCATCGGCATACTGCCCGATTACTTCTGAATAGAACGATCCAACACTGTTTGAGGCATCATTAAGTACTCTGCTTTCGGCCCGGTAGATACCGGCGGCTAAATTCACGCCACAACGTTGATCGCCAAGATCAGCGTCACAGCGTTTAATAAAATAACGGCCGGATTGCTGGTCGAGATTTGCCGCATGGCTGCGCAACTCTGCTTTAAAGTACTCATCCTCACGCGTAATTTCGCCTATACGGTACTTGCGAATAAGTGCTTGCTGTTCAGGCGCGGCCCAATTTACAAGCCATTGGCTAACTTCGGCGTTGTCGTAAAGGCGGGCATGAATGTCCGCCTCTGAAATCCGGTCTGATGTAAGCGCGCCGGATACTTCGCTTGTTTCAACGGCAAGTCCTAAAGAGTCATCTAAAGCACTGGCGTTTAATCCTGTCTCCGGTTCACAAACCACGCCGTCGACGGTCAATGATTTATCATGGTCTGTAAAGCCGAGCTTCACCCCGTCTGCCCGCGAAATTATCCAGACATAACAAACCGTTGTGGACTCATTTCGCAAATGCTCTTTAAGTGCTTCTCCAATATCGATCAAAAGCGTAACTCCAACAATGTTATATCGGATACTTCACCAGCGTTATTCACAGTTCGCGTTGCAACCAACTGCTCGTTTTCGAAACGCACCGGCACATCAAATTGAAATCCAGCCGATATCGTTTCCCCACTGGCCGGGGCTTGATCAAAAATAAGTTTCTGTGAAGACTGATCGAAGGAAAAGCCTGTTGAAATTTCCAGTCCGTTGATGGCAACTCGCAAGGATTCTTCAATGGGATGAGTCACTTGCCGGCCATTACCAAGAATTAGATTCATATCGGTTGTGACACCATTGCCAATGCCAATTTCAACGTCGTTCGCGCTAACATTTTGGTTTAAGACAGCCGTTGAATGCTCAAACGGATCGCGGAACCGGAACCCGTGTAAAGGGCCTGATCGCGCCTCAAAAAATGCAGTCAGAACTTGTATTTCATCTAGCGGTCGTTGACCGACCGAGATCAGATATCGCCTCAGCGGCGCGGACCAACGTTTATTGCGCCTCTCATGTCCCGATGAAAGTCGCGTCACGTCCACACGCATTTCCGGGCCACCACTGACATTGAACTTCAAGCGCGACGGAAAATTTACGTCGTGAAAACCAGTCATCAAATTTTCCTTAAGATGTGCGCTGACCGCGCGCGACTGCCCGTGCCAATGCAGCGCTTACCTGACCTGAAGAACGCCGAAAGGCATCAACATCCGGTGTCGAAATATTGATGGTTATATTCGGCGCTCCTGCTGCTGTATCCGGGCTTGCAGCAACACCTAGACTGCCATCGCTACCCCGTTTCAGCGGCATAATTGCTTCTGTCCCCGCCTCTCCCATCAGACCTACTGAAGAGCCATTTGGAAAATATGTCGGGGTGGCGACAATACCGCCAGGTACGCCGCCTTTTGCAAATGGCGTTACAGACCCAAAGCCGGAAAAAATCTGGGAGCCAAAGCCATTTAAAATATTCTTCAAAGGAGCCAGACCACTTGATAGCGCGGAACCGGCAAGAGAAAGCGCGATACCGCGCAATGTGTCTTCCAGTGATTTGCCGGATACAACAGCAGATTTTAAGGCGGAGGTGATTGTATTTCCAAACGAACCTGCATGTTTTTCAAGTTCACGCAAAGCCGTTTCAAAACCTTGTGTATCCGCATCAATGGAGATAATGAGTTCTTCATTCATCAAAATTATTCCTAGCAAAGCTGCTGTCAGGAAAACGTGCCATCATTTCCTCGAACTGTTTCCGAGAAGGCGGTGCTGACTCCGCATTTGAAAACGCTTTAAGCGCAGCTGATATTTCGAGCGGTGTTGAGCGCCAGAATGCGTCAGGCGGTAATTTCAAAGTTCCCAGCCCAAAAGTCATGATTGCCTCCCAAGGAAAAGGCAGAACCTTATCCTTCATCAGCATTTCCAAATGTGAGTGTCAGCAATTCAGACACGATGTGCGCATAGCCTGCGACACCGCCCTCAACCTGCATTTCCGCTACATCTTCGCGGCTAAAATCATACCCACCGCCAAGCAAGCCTGCATGGATAATGGAAAGCAGATCACCGGCCGACAACCGACCGTTTGAAAAACGCTCGGTTAGTGATGTCAGATCGGTCGCGCCGAAGCTTGCTTCCAGATGTGCAAGCGCGCCAAGCGTCAAACATAGGCATCGTTCTTTTCCGCCAAGATTAGCGGCAATCTCGCCGCGGTGTTTATTGATAATCATGACGCGGCTCCAAAGGTCAGTTCGCCAGCCGATTCAATTGCTATATCGAAGGTGACCTCTGCATCGTGATTGCCGCCATATTCCAATGCTGTAATTTGAAACGCACCTTCGATTGTTCCAAAATCCGGCAAAACCAATTGGCAATCCGGCGTATCGCTATCAAAGAACGCCGAACGCACAATCTCATCAGATGTCTTGTCTTTAAAGATACCGCCTGCCGCGACCGAAGCGCGGCGAATACCGGAACCGGCCAACAGCTCACGCCAGCGGCCTGCGGAATCAGAATCTGTAATATCAACACTTTGCGCATTAAAACTAATGCGTTTTGTTCGAAGACCGGCAATCGTTTCGAACTGGCCATTCGCTGTATTTCGGATTTTCAGGAGAATATCCTTGCCCCGCTGAGACGCCATATCGCGCTCCTTTCAATCTAGTTTTTGAGTTCCAAAAGAATACGGAAGCGCAAGGTGGCGCGCATCGCGCGTGCCGCAATCTCACGCTCATAGCGCTCACTGACCGGCCAGGTCATCACGAGATGAGATTGGCTTTCATTTGGCAGTTGAATGTCTGATTGCATCAAAGCTCTTACACGTTCGCAAATATTGTAAATCTCTCTACGCCCCTGAGCGGACGACCAAACGCGAAGTGTAACGATGAAGGCCTGACCATGCTCATCGCTTGTACTCCAATCATTTGCAGTCAAATCTACAATAACCAGAAACGGAAACTTGCGATCTTTGGGAACAGCGTCATGGACACGTTTATAACCCAGAAGACCAGTCAGTGCCGGATCCTGTGACAACAAATCAAACAGCGCTTTTTGCAGCGCGCCCGCACTCATTGCTTACCGTCCTTGTTCTTGTCTCTGGCGTCACCATGCAGCTTTTGCTTGTTTTCAACATTGCGCGCAGCATCATCTGCCAAGTTCAGTGAAGCGGTCCGTAAGGTACTGATGAGCAACTTGATATTCGTTCTGAAGGTCATGTTCATGCGCTTTCCCCCTCTTCACGGCAAATACAGCGCAGATAACGTCCCGTCTCATCAGGGTCATAAACCGCAAGTATCGTGAAGTGCCGCATATCGCCGCCGGCTACAAAGCGCATGGAAACATCCGCGGCGGCCGGTTGGCGCAGATCAATGATATGCGTGTAATCGGCTTCATTTATTTCAGCGCGAATGGAAAAGTCTGCCCGCGCAGGCAAAATGCGCGCCCAGTTTTGCGATACCGTGGACCAAGCATCCACATAGCCGCCATAGCCATCCTCAATCTGGTCGTTCTGTTCCAGAGACAACAAATCGCGGAAAGCACCGGCATCAAGATAAAGAGGCTTCATCATCACAGCCTCACTTGGCGGTAATGGCGGATAAGGTGCGTGTATAAGTCAGGTACGGAGACAGGCTGGTCGCTTGGCGCATATACCCCGCGAAATTCATACCAGTGCGCGATCAGAACTTTCATTGCGCGTTTAATGAGATCTGGAACATCTACACCCGTGTTGCCAAAGCCGGCATCAAAGTCGATCTCAATGCCATTGCACGGACCTGATGGACACGCAGCACGATCAAATTTCAGACGCGCGGGACGTGAGGTAGAATTGAAGAAATAAGCACTGCCCGGCAAAATGACCGGCGTGCCTTCGCTATCGTACCAGACGATTTGGACCATGTTGCGTGCTGGATTTCGCGGCAAACAAACCACACGGTTTTCCGGCAAACCGTCAACCCACAATCTGAAAGTCTGTGTGATAAGAGAAAGCCCCGTTTCGCTTTCTATGAGCTGAGTGGCGCTTTTGATAAGCCCGTCGATCAATTCATCCTCTTCAGAGGCAGTCACTCGCAAATGCGCTTTCGCATCAGCCAATGTAACTGCCTGTACAGCAGCGGGCGAAATCAATTGAAATGTCATAAAAACTCCATTTGTAAAAAACGGCCCTGCGGGGGAGGAACGCAGGGCCGCAAGCAGCGCGGAAATTGCCTTTAAGGCACGCGCGCTTAACTCACTGAGAAGTTGATGAGTTTGATGGCGTCAAAGTCCTGAACCCCGCCGCCGACACGTTTGGTTGTGTAGAACAATACATATGGTTTGGCTGAGTAAGGGTCGCGCAATACGGCTACGCCTGCACGGTCAACGATCAGATAACCACGGGCAAAATCACCAAAGGCAATCGCGTTCACGCCATCGGCAGGGTCCGGCATATCTTCTGCTTCAGTAACGCCAAAGCCTAACAAGGTTGCATTTTGTCCTGCACCGGCCGGCGCCTGCCATAGATAATTGCCGTCCGCATCTTTCAATTTGCGAATAGCCGCCTGCATACGCCGGTTCATCACCCAATTTGCATTCTGGCGGTATCCCGCTTTCAACGCATAGACTGTATCAACCAGAACATCAGAAGGATCGCTGGCAGGTAGATCACCGGCAACGCCGGTCGCCACATAGCCAAGCTTGCCCCATTCCCAAGCGCTTTCATCAACTGCGGTATAATCGAGAAAGCCACGCGGTTTGTTGACGCCATCACCATTGATAAATGCGGCACCTTCCTGCTCGGCAAATGCCGCCTCAACTTCAGCGGCAATCCATTGGTCAATATTAACCGCACTATCTTCCAGCAACGACGATGTTGCTGCCGGCATCGCATAAAGTTCCATAGTCGGGAACTGAAGCTCTGCTAGTTGGCTCGCTGATGTTTCGGGCCGCGCATCGGTTTCACCAACCCAGCCAACGACTGGTCCGGAGATCGCAAATGGTTTTTTTAAGACGGCACCGGACACCTGACGCACGCTGGCAAGCGAGCGAATAGGTGAAATTTGCTTTAGTCGTGAGCCAATTGCACTTTCAGTTTCAGCAGGGACTAGAAAACCGCCATCCGGGCCTGAACCATAGCTCATCGCTTTGCCTTCAATGTTACGCAAAGCCCGTTCATCACCGCTGCGCACATAGCGCTCGAAAGCTGATTTATGCTCGCTGTTTTCAATGCTGAAGACACGCTCTGTTCCCAAATTAGGGCGCGCAGCCTTGGCAATTAAGCGGTCAAGAACACGTTTTTGCTCATCAACCGCATTGTTGATCCGGTCTACTTTGTCGACCGTGATGACATCTTCGCCAATTTGTGTTTCCAACTGTCTGAGCCGTTCGTCATTGGCCCGTTTGAACGCATCGAACGCGCCCATAAAGTCGTCAAACGCTTCTGCAACTTCCTGTGCCTGGCCACTTGCTACGGGAGCAATTGACGTGTTTTTTCGTTCCGGCGCGCGTGCACCAGACTTTGAATTTCTGAAAGTCATGCTTTTTCCTAGTTATTTAAAACGGCTGGCTGCAAGGCGGATTTTATCCGCCAACAATGCCGTATCTGTTTCATCATATTTGTGGTTGAGGCCAGCGGCGTCCCGCGCGCTTGCCAATGCAGAAAAGCCTTTCGTAATAACCGTTTTGGCCTGACTGCGCGAAAGCCCTGCATCCCGCACGAGCCATCGTTCGAATGTGCGCCTTGTAGGAAGATTTCCCCGCGCTTTTATTTGAGATACACGTGCCTGAGGCAACATCGGAAAAGTGACGACAGAGACTTCCCAAAGATCTGCCTCCAATATGCGCCTTACTTTTCCAGATTTTTCATGTCGTGCGCGGACGGTTTTAAAGCCAATGGAAAGGCCGTCAATGGCCCCTTCCCGCATCAATGCGTGTACTTCCCGTGCGCGGGCGACATTCAAGTTCAAACGGCCTTTTACAAAGAGACCGGTCGTGTCCTCGAATATTTCAAGCCAGTGTCCAATCGGCTCATCGGGATTATGCTGAAAGAGCAAACGTATATCCGATGTTTTCTTGTCACGAAGCGATTTACT